GTATCGTCGTTAATAATGCGGAATTCTCTTCCGTGGATTTTAAATCTTGTACCTGCGTATGCACGTGTCAAAACAAAATCACCCTCTTTACACCATGGACCTGTAGGAAATCTAACTTCATCTTTATAAGCTAAGTCACCTACCTTTACTACAAATAAAACTACAGTTGAATGTTCTTCTATAGATCTAACTGACCCTGCTTTAACTAAACCACTTTCATATGTTTCCGCTGCTTCTGGGATTGCGCATAAAATTCTATAGCCTTTTGGTTCTGGAAGCTGTAAGCCTCTTTCTTCAATTGGTATATCTTCTGCATCTACTTCATTCACTGTTGGAATAATAATTGGTCGACCATTTGCATCAACCAAGTTTTTATTCATTGTGAGTATTTGTTCACTCATCTTCAAATGTCTCCATCTTTTGTGCAAGGTCTTTAATTAAACTTTCAGCGACGGATAGACCTCGAATATACCCTGCCATATTTTGATACGAAGCAAAATCTTTTGCTGCTCCGTCTCCTAAATTATTTAAAACTGTTCTGCGCTGATCATCTATTCGAGACAATAATAGTTCTAGCGTTTGGTCCATAGTTTACTCCTCAGGTTTTTGTTTGTTCCTTTGATTTTCAATTTCATGTTTTTTAACAGTTGCATCTAAACCTATTTTTACACTATCAATTGCTTTTTGAGTTTCTAATTTATTTTTATCAAGTGTTGCTTTTGCAGCGAACTCCATACCAGATAATTTTGCCTCTGCTTCCATTTTAGCCTTTTCTAATTCTAATTTGCCTTTATCAATCTCAATATCGGCCATAGTTTTTTGAGCTTTAATTTGAACTTCTTGTTGTTTAATTTGAAGCTCTTGTTGCTGCATTTGAATTAACGGATCTTGTTGTTGTTGTTCAATTTGTTGTTGTTGAACTTCAGCTTGATCTTTTTGTAGAAGTTTATTAGCAGCATCAGCAGTTAATCTAGATAATTGAACTTCCACATCTTCAGGTAAGTTTTCATCTGGATTAGGTAGTGGTACGCCTAATTGTTCTTCAATCTGTTTTCTATACTCAAACGCAATATGTTCATTTATGTGAGCCATTGCTGCAGCTTGAATTTGAGAAGCCATTGGATTTTGGCCTATCATTTGCATTATCTTAGGATCTTGCATTGCTGCCATATGAACTGCAATATGAGCTTGGTGATCTTGGTAGATAAATGCTTTAACAGGTTTACCATTAATAACAGCCATATTTTCAGATACAGGATCTTTTGGTTTCTGATCTTCTGTACTTGGAATAAGCTTGCCAATATTCTTAACACCTAATACTTCTAACATCTGGCGATTAAGTTCTGGCAAATCATAGATTTGTGGGTTTGCTTGAGCCATCTGCATAACCGCTTGATACTGAACAACTTTTTGTGACATCGTTGCAGCATTTGGATCACTTACAGGAATCACATCTACGTTATCATAGTCAGCTTGTTTAGCACGTCTATCACCCACTTCTGGATCATAGTTATATTCTGATGGTGTATAGTCTCTAATAATACCTTTAAGAAGTTTAAACTCTTGTTTCATTGTGTAGTAAATACGAGCTTGAATAGCTGATGTTACTTTCAATGTTCTTTCTAATATAGCTAGTGTAGTACCGACAGGTGCGTTAGAAGACATGTCAGATACTTTTAATCCTTCAGCATTAGCAAATGCACGACCTTCTTCAATGATTTGATTCATTAAAGAGTTTAATACTTGTGAAGGTTCTTTGTATGGAAGAGGTAAAATGTTGTCACGAATAGCACCACTTGGTACATCTACGTCACGCCATTCACCTGGTGCGATTGGTGTATCATCGCCTTTAATACGAAGTCCTCGTGACTTCATACCACCTGGTAAGTTTGATAGAGTACCCGCGTCAACAAGTTGACGTAAGATCATAGTACCTGATTTGGCGAAAGCACCTATCAAATGGATTAAACCGAAGCAATAGAAACCAAAGCCTGGTATGTAGCCGTAGTGAACAAAGTGTTGACGTTTTAATTTCAACTCATCTTCTGGGTTCCAGTTACGTCTAATTGATAATATAGTGCCTGTACCTTTTTCTATTGTAACTACGTATGGTAAGGCAATTCCGTCATCACTATCTTTTAACTCTGGAATATCGAGTAGTGTGTGAATTTCGTAAAGTTTATATCTATCATCTTCTGTTGCGTTAAAACCAAGTTTCTCTGCAATCTTTTTCTCAGCTTCATCGATGTCTAAGAATGGTTCACCTAGATCAACGTCGCGATAGAATCCTGCTGCTTGAAGTTTTTTAATTTCGTTTTTAGTTTTACGCATGACGTGGGTTACACGTTCAGCTGTTTCTAAATTAGATGCGCCATAAGGAACTACCATGTCCTCTGCAGTTACATACATTGCAACTTGGCGTTCTATAGATGGATCATAATAAATCTTTTTAAATGCGTTACCTGCAAGCCCAAGTCCCCACAACATTCTTTCGTGTTCAGGTCTATACTCAGCCATCACATCGGTTAACTGATAATTCATGTCCTCTTGAACACGTTCAGCTGCATCTTCTTTTTCTTTAGTTTGCTTACCGATGATCTGTGTTTTAACTGGGCCTGATGCTGGGAATGTCTCCATCATAGTTTCAGCTTGGAACTTAACCAGCGCTTCCGTCATTAAGGGGTGGTACACATTGCATGCCCCAGGCCACGGTTCGGTACGGTCTTCAATTTTAAGACCTAATAATTCTAATCCGTCTACATATGTAGTTAACCAATCTTTTCTGGAATCTAAGTCTGATGTAATTTCACCAAGTAGATCACCTGATAATTCTGTTAACGTACCTTCATCAAGTTCTTCTGCTAAGTTAGCATTAAATTCTTCGTCACCCACTTCTTTACCCGGTTCGATTGTAATCTCCATACTACCGTCATCAAGTGTTACACTTTCAGGATTTTCAATTTCGATGCTTAAATCGGGTTCACCCATAGCCATCGCTTCTAATCCTTGTGGTGCTTGTGATAAACTTTTATCTATGTCTGCCATATTCTATTTTCCTATATTGCGTATAATTTTTTGCCACGACCTGGAATCCCATACACCATGTCATCTTCTTCATCACTAGGTAACCTAATAAAGCCACCTTGTCTAAACCTCATCAGTGCAAGTGTTGTCGCGTCAACTAAGTCGTCATTTGCTCCACTTGGAAAGTCATTACACTCTTCAATTACTTCATGCGCCCATCTATGATCCGGAGCCCACACTATACCACTTCTAAACAAATCTGACACTGCATTTACACGACTGATTTTATCTTGCCCTTTACCTGGTGTAAATTCGCCAACAGGAATGCCCATGCGTCTAACCTCTTGATAGAGTGCAGCACCGTTAGATTTCTTTTCTACTATGAATGCGTCAGGCTCCCAATCCTTATATTCTTGTATACAAAGCTCTTTTAAGTCGGGGAACTCTAATCGTTTCTTAATTGCATTTAATAGTATTATATTATAGTTATTGGTTTCTTCGTTAAAAAAGACGCCCCATGTAGTTAATGCGTTATAGTCCGCACGGTTATTAGCTTCTTGAGCCGCGTCTAGTGTCATGATTGTGAATTCACACCGAGGAGGATTTTCTCCTTCCCATATCTTCCACCACTCTCTTTTAATCAGCGCGCCTTCTTCTGATACTGGGTTTTGTAAGTATTGTGAGTTCCAATACCTAATATCAAGTGCAGCCTTCTTAGCTTTTAATTCTTCTAGTGGCCAGAACTCAGGCCATAAACTTCGTTCTTCTCCGTCTTTATCCGTCAATATCGCTGGAAATTCTACAACCTCCCAGTCATCTACTTCGTCATTCTTAACCATCTGGTTCACAATCTCACCAGTTAAGTCAAGCTTAGACCACCTTGTCATTACGACAATTATCGCACCACCAGGCATAAGACGCTGTAAAGGGCCAGACTGAAACCACTCCCAAGCAGGCTTAAAAACGTCAGGTCGTCCAAGTTTGGCATCTTGCTCAGAGTGTGGGTCATCAATGATAAACAGATCAGCCCCGCGACCAGCGAGGGCACCACCAACACCAATAGCGAAATACTCTCCATTATAATTTGTCCCCCATCGTGACGCTGATTTACTATCTGCTTGTAGTTCTACCTGTGGGAAGATATCTTTGTAAGCATCACTACCCACCAAGTTTCTAACCCGACGACCAAAATTAACAGCAAGGTCAGCCGTATGCGACGCCATAATAACTTTCTTATGAGGGTATTTCCCAAGGAACCAGGCAGGAGCAAGATAAGAGATAAGCTCACTCTTCCCGTGCCGCGGAGCAATATTAACAATAACTCGTTTCTTCTTGCCTGCCGCAATCTCTTCAAATATCTTAGCCAACCGCCTATGATGCTCTCCTATCATGTAGCCTGGGTATACGTGTGTAATAAAATCTAAGAAGCTATCCTTGCCATGCTCTTGTACCCAATTCTTCTTAAACACTCTTAACTTCGCTAACGCTATTCTTTTCTTATCATCATCCAAATGTGGAATGATCTGCATTAACTCCGCTGCTTTCTCTGGGGTTAACCTTTCTTCTTCCTTAAGAATCAGCGCCATCTGTATTCTCTTCTACTTTATCCTCGATTACTTCAGCATCTATCGTCTGTGCTGGCTCCTTCATGAGTCCTTTTTGCTTGAAGTCGTTTAACATAGTAAGAAGTTCTTTCTCAACCTCTTCCATACTCTCTACCTTATGCGTAACCTCGGTCTTCTTCTTAAATGCATCAACACCGTCAACCTCACCTAACGCTCTTAACGCGGTTGTCTTTTCTTTTGGATTCGTTGTACTCTCTATCACCTTGATTAAGTTGTTAACCACGTAGAGTTTGTAGTCTGCTAGTTCTTTTGCGAGTAGTACCTGTGTCTGAGCTACCATACCTGCACAAAATGCCATCGTAGGATCAGTGTAGTTACCATATTCAGGTTTGAAGTTGGGATCTGTCATAACTTTTTTAACGAAGTCGACTGCTTGTTGTTGTTCTTTCGGGCTAGCGTCAGGAATAGGTTCACCTTTTAAATCTGCTATGGTCTTAACTGTCTCAACTCTAACCTGTAGCTCTTCTTCCATACCTAATTCTGGCATAGCATCTTTAGCATTTTTAGGCAAGGGGACGTCCTCCTCGATGTTGGGCATCATAATTACGTGAGAGACGTCGTGATCAGAGTTATCTGATTGATTTTGTTGACTGTTTAAGTCGTTCATGTGTCGCTGTTACACCTTTGAGTAGAATTTGCAGCTTATTTGACTATTCTAACCTAGTTTTTGGTAAAATACTACAATGATAACCCTCCTTTTTACCCAGCCTAACGTAGCATTCATTGTCCTAACTTGGTCTTTTTGAATGAAAACCACACTTACCAAGAAGAACTTAGAAATTTTGTACAACATGGCGTGTAAACTGCCACCCTTTAATAGACTTCCTATGCCTAAGTCTGACAAAGTTAAGTTTCGTGTTATCAAAAACCCTACTATATATGGTTGTTTTGACGAAGTGGACATGGCAATTGAAATAAGTTCTGGTTCTTGTGGTCACTTCATTACTATTTTCCAAACTCTCCTCCATGAAATGGTTCACCTAGCTCTCTACGTTCGAGGCGATGATGACTTTGATCAACATGGGGTTAAATTCATGCGTATTAAAGACGTTTACTCCGAGTTATATAACTTTGATCCTAAAGCTATCTAAGTAAAACCTTGCTTTACACCCCTACTTTTCACATTTTTTTATAGAAATTTTTTTTGTTGACCCTTTTTATTTGGTATGGGGGGTGTTTCTATATTTGACTTTTTTTCTGACCGTTTGCGTTGGGCTCAATGTAGGGAATGACGGGACTCCTATTTTGTAAAACGGGGTGATACGGGGTACGTGGGGTTGCGTAGTATGGATACCTAGTCCGCCTAGTTCCCGCCGAGCGCACCAAGTTTGACCGCGTCCACCTAGTTATTACCCCGCTCAACTGCGCCAACTGCGCCGACCTCGTTCACTGGGTTCATGAAGGCGCGGTTCGCGCGTAAGTCCTTGATTATAAACGGAAGTTCATGAAGTTCATGTTTTGTTTTTCGGCGTTCACGTTGTAAGTGCTTGATTTTAAACGGAAGTTCATGAAGTTCATGAAGTTCATGGTATTTTTAAGGACATCGGGAAATGAGTTTGAGAAGTTTAGAGATCGTTCACTTCGTTTATGCAGTGCAGATCGATTTCCCCCTCGCCCCTATTTTTTAGCATGAACCATGAACCAATCAATTAATAATAATAATAAAACTATAAATATATATATATAATCAAGCACTTACAAACTCCCACCCGTTTAAAAAAGCCTCGTTCACTTGTTTAAAGTCAAATAGAAAAACATGAACTTCATGAACCTATTGTTTTATAAGGGTTTTTTAACGCCTAGCAAGAACCATGCCAATCATTGTCAAATAATGTTTGACTATAAAAACCAATTCGAAGTAAAATCATAAACAGCAACACGGCAACACTTTTTTTAACTTGGTTATACCTTATATATGGAGAAAAACTTATGAACATGAAACGCAGACCAACCCACGCAACACCGCAAGAACTCATTGAACTATTACCCTATATTCATTATTTCAAATGGGACAAAGTCAGCAAGGATTTAATCGAGGACTACGCCAAGCCAAACGCGTTCGAACGTGACGGACTTCTATTTATATCTAGCGAGGACACACTGAACGCCGATCTATTTGTTTATGACACTTACGGGGAAGTCAGACCGACCGAACCAATCCACCCGACTTTAATCGAGTGGGCAGACAGACTAGGCACATATTGGGAACAATACGACAACGCCTCAATCGTTTTAAACCCCGACGACATCAAACCGACATTGTTTAGAGTGATAAGAGCGCAGAACGACAAATTTTTAAGCCACGAGGTCACAGAATGAAACCCAACTATCACAAATTCGATCACCTAGTCACACGAGGCGAAAACATGGAACACAATGACCCGCAATACAATCACCTAGAAAACTCCCGCGTCTTAATGTTGGACATGTTTTACGAACTTAAAGCACACGGATTGAACGCATATAAACACGCCTCTATCAAAAAAACTTCGAGTAAATGGATTTTTAGTGCGCCTAGTTTAAATTTTGAAAAAGAATTTTTAAAAACCGAGTGCGCGAACACCTATCAAGCACGTTTTGAGGGTTGGCTATCTTATCTCAATGAACGCGGTCTTTTAAACAACTTCGGCGCGGTCGAGTGCGCTTACAACGCGGATAAATAACACTATGACACTCGAACACCTACGCCCGCAAATAAAGCGGGCTTTAAATAACCCCGACGCGCTTTCAACTTCCGAGCGCGTCATTCTTTCAACCTTGCTATTCAATAGCACCTATGAAACCGCGTTCAAACTCCGCCTATCTATTCGGCAGATCGAAACCGCACTCAACGACTTTAAACTCAAACTACAAGGAAAATAAAAAATGGAAAACATGATAACCCTAGCGCAGAAAGCCAACGCAACAATGAAAAACTTTGAACGTGATAGCGCGATCATTTTCAACGAGGCAGAACTTAACGACTATTTAAACCTAGTCGCGATCGAATTAAAAAAAGACTTAAACCTTAACGACGAAACGCGCTTTTTGGACGTCGAAACTATCGACCAAGAAATTTATTTTTACATGGACGACACAGGCGCGAGAGTTTACGACGCCGAACTTATGCTTTCAGAATTTAAAGACAAACTAAACCAACTCACGAAAGGCACAAAATGAAAACCGCACCAACCCAAGCACAACAACGCCATGACCAGATCGAACTACTACGCGATCAACTCCGCCCTAAAAAAGCCTACGAGGTTATGAAACCGACCGCGCAGAGTGTAAACATCATAGACGGCACAATAAACGGGCATGGCGTGAAATTCGTCTTTTACTACCAACCCACAAAGGCGGACATGGCAAACGCGCACCACGCGACAAAGAACCTAGAGAACAACCTACGCGACGGCGTCGCATTCCGCAAGGCACACCTTTTCAGCCTAGTAGAAAACGACATAACAGAATACACCGACATTTTAACGATCAACTCGAAAGACATAGAGCAACTTAAACACGAAAGCGAGGCAACGCATGAACGTGAATAAAACAATCCAACAAAACAAAACGGGCGCGGACTACAAACGCATAATAGAAACTATGCACAACTTGAACACGCCGAAACCCCCCGCGCTTTTAAGATATAGGGACATCTATTCGGCGGTAAGCGATCAAGAGTTTATGGCACGATTGCAACTATTTAACCCGACGCCGAACGACTGCGCGGAAACGCACCTCTATTTAAAAAACGCTCGATCAAATAACGTCCGCCTATTTTTAGAGTATCAACTCGACAAAGACGACAAACAGAAACGCCAACAACTCCGCAAGAGTAGATATTCACGCTCGGACTATTACAGACTAGGAGGCACGGACGCCTATTATAAGATCAACGGCACAACACTTGCCAAAACGATCAGCGACGTGCGCAACCCGCCCGACGTAGAACAAGAACGGAAAAACCTCGACTACACCTTGAGGGCTTGTGAATACTTACGACGCATTGAACAACTTGAAAAGGTGCGGGAC